TTCAACAGGAACATTCGCTGGAACAGCTGATATTGAATTAGTTTCACTAATGGAAGACCATATTCCTGGTTTCTCAGCAGGTTGGAAACTATATGATCCAATGACAAGAGCAGAAGACGAAAGAACATACCCAGGTGTAATTGGTCCTGACGTATTTACTAAGTCAGTTCAAGTTGGTGATGTAGAAATTAGTTCAGCATTGAAACGTACTCAAATTGAGGATATCAAAGCCGCAACTGGTATGGACATAGTTCAAAAATTAGAAGGTGTTCTAATTAACGAACTTACTCAGGTGATTTCTAAAGAAATTGTAGCTTCAATCAGAGACTTAGCTCTTAAGAACAAAGTTTCTCACACAGCACCTAAAGATGGTTCAGGTAATTCTAAATTCGACTTTAATGTTGATACTTACCTAACATTACCTGCAGCAGCTGGATTCGCAGCACCAGGAGGTGAAACTTACCACTCAATGCAAAGAAAATTAGTTGCTAAAATTAATAACGCATCTAACTTCATCGCAACAGACGGTCGTGTAGGTCCTGCTCAATATCTAATTACAAATGGTAACTTAGCATCTGTAATCCAAGATATCGCTGGTTACACATTAAGCCCTGTTCAAGCTGGTAAATTGAACACTAACGGTCAACTTTACCCAATGGGTAATATTGGTAACATTTCTATCTATGTAGATCCTTACATGAGATGGGACGACAACCAAATCTTCTTAGGAAGAAAGAACTCAGTTGATCAACCAGGTTTGGTATTTATACCTTACTTAATGGCTCAGTCAATCAGTTTGATCAGCGAAGCGACGTGGGCTCCACGTATGTTAATTCGCAGTAGATACGCAGTTGCAGATATTGGATTCTTCCCAGAAAAACAATACATGGCAATTACCGTAACTGATTCAAACGGTGTATTAATATAATCTTAATTGATTAAAATTAATCATAAATTCAAAAAGAGGAAGATTTATCTTCCTCTTTTTTTTATATATAGAGTGTATGAAAAAATTAACACAACGTGAAATAATCAAAAGGTTAAATAAAATCCACAATAATAAATATTCATATGTATTTCCTAATAATTACAAAAATGTAAAATCTAAAATAAAAATAATTTGTCCAATACATGGTGAATTCGAACAAATTGTTGATGATCATTTAAAAGGTAGGGAATGTTCGACATGTGGTGCAAATAAAAGTATTAAAAATAGAAGAAGTAATCTAAGTAATTTAATAGATAGATCAAATATTGAACACAATAATAAATATGATTATTCACTAATTAAATCACACAAAAGTATGAATGATAGAGTGGAAATTATATGTCCAGAACATGGTTCATTTTTCACAACACTACATTGGCACATAAATAAAGGTAGAGGATGTAAACAATGTGCAATAGATAAAATCACAGATACTAAAGATGGATTTATTGAAAAGTCCAGAAATGTTCATGGTGATAAATACAATTATGATAAAGTAAATTACGTAACAAGTAGAATAAAGGTTATTATAACTTGTCCAAAACATGGTGATTTTGAACAAAAACCAAATGAACATATTTATTCTAAAAACGGATGTCCCGTTTGTAAGGAAAGTAAGGGAGAAAGGGAAGTCCGTAATATATTAAAAAAGAATGGAATTGATTTTGAATATCAAAAATCATTTTGTGATTTAAAAATGGTTAATTGTTTATCATTTGATTTTTATTTACCTGAATATGATATGTGTATAGAGTATGATGGTGAACAACATTTCAGACCAGTAGATTATTGGGGAGGTAAAGAAGGATTTGAAAAAAGAAAATTATATGATAAGGAAAAGAACGATTATTGTAAATTGAATAACATTAATTTAATAAGGATAAGTTACAAGGATAATATAAAAATAATTCTTAAAAGGCATTTTCAAATAAACGAAAGGATAAAATCTTTTAAAAATTTCCAATAAAAAAACCTGATAACAATTTATCAGGTTTTTTTGTTAATCCCACATACCATCGTAATCGTAGTAATTTCCATAACCACCATATCCACCATAATTAGATTTTTTAACACCAATTGTTGGTAAACTTTCCCAATCTATTTTAATAGATGCTTCTGCTAATTTTTCTAAGTAAACTATATTTTGTCTTTCGCTATGTGAATGTTCATTAAAATACCCAACTGATAAGTTAGTACATTCTGGGATAATCCCCATAAATGTTGCACTATCTGTATAAATTCCACCTGGATCATTTCTATGTGGTAATCCAACTGAATCATATTGTTTTTTAAGTGCAGATACAAATTCACTAGAACAACATTGACTACCCATTTGTCTTGATATAATAGAACCATATCCTCTTCTATCAAAAGAAACACATCTTTTAAAATTAGTTACAAACCAATCTTTTTTAATTCTTAAAATTCCTTTTGAACCTTGTAATCCTGATTCTTCACCCAAAAAGAAATAGTACGTACCTGGTATCTTGTTTTCAATCATGTACATCATTATAACGACGCCTGCCTTGTCATCTGCACCTAATATGGTATTATGGTCCGTTTCAATGAAATCTCCTCTTAAAACGTGTTTAACAGGTTCTACTCCTCCCCATGATGCATCATCTAAATGTGCAGTAAACATTGTTTTACTTTTTCCTATTCGAAGATAATAATTACCAAATTCATCTTTCTTGATATTTTTTGGTAACAAATGTTTTACTTTATCTTCTGTTCTATATGGGGTATTATATTTAGTCAATTCTAAAAATAACTCTTTTATATTAATTTTACTCATTTAATTTTTTTTATTTTAATTTATAAATATAATAAAAAATATGATAATTAACAAATTACATATTTGTCAATTCATTTTCAATATTTTCCATTTCCTTTTTATATTCTTCCATATCATTATGGGCTCTAAACATTTTTTTCTTATATGATTTTCTATCACCATAGATATCTCCCATTACTTCGTTAACTACACCCATTTCATTTTTAAAAACAGCTCCATTTAATAAAACCAAATCTTCTTTATCTATTTCTATTTGTCGATTATTAAAAATAGAATATTCTGTTTCTACCTCTTCCATATCTTCAAATTGTTCAAAATGTGACATTAATTGATTTTTTCTAGAGTGAACTAATTCTCTACCAGTATGACCTTTATATGAATCTGCTGATATATTAAATTGTCTCATAGTTGTTGGATATAGTGATGCAAAATCATAACAACACGTCCATGTTGCCATACCAACTCTTGGGTGTTTTACCCATCCACCATCAATACTTTCGTTTTCAGTTACTTCTCTTTTACAAAGTACGATATTTTTTTCATTTTTTAATTTACTTCTAAGTATTCCTTCTGTGACTGGTAATGTATTGTATGCATCAACTGTTTTAATTTTTGATAAAGTTGCAATACCATACAATACATCAACATAACGCATTTTTTCGTGTATTCTTTGAACCAAAATTGAATCGACTGCGTTATAGAATATAAATTTCTTATAATCTGTAGCATGTAGAATTGTTAAGTTACCTTCATAATTTACTTTTTTAACACCTAAGACATTTTCAGATACGAAATCTAAAGAATTACTTTCTTTTACTTTTACAGATGTGTCCCATTTTTTATACAATTCCATATAATCCACAATAAGTCTATGAGCTGGAAGTTCCCAATATATAGTATCGTCAAAACTTGGAATTAATTTTTTTGTAAATGAAGCAACATTTGGTTCGATACCCAATCTTCTAGCTCTATTAACTAAGAACACCCAGTCATAATTTAAGAAATTCCATCCTGTAATAACAGGCATTTTTGGAACATATTTATTGAAGAAATTAAATACTAAATCATGTTCATTTCTATATTGGATATATTTGAATTTATATCTAACTCCAAATTTTTCAAAATAATTATTAATATCTTCTTCTATTGATTCTGATTGTGTTGTTGTTATTTCACCAACACCCATAACCATAGCTTTGTCTTTATATACAATTGAAATAGATTGAATTGCACTTTCAGCCAAATGTGGTGCAGGTTTCTTATCTAGAATTTCGTTTTCAATATCAACAAAAAATATATTGGGTTCATTATATTTAAAAATTTTATCTTGTTCTTCTTGTTCCATATTATCTATAAAATCATAAACAGCGTAACGATTGGGATTTCTTGTATATATCTCTTTTACAGAATTTCCATCCCATGTGACATATTTACCACTTTTTTGTGGGTCATCGTGTTCACATGTGACAAATTTTGTAGGATTATCCCATTTGTAGTATTTTAATTTTATATTTCCATCATCTCCTATATATGAAAGAATTAGATTTTTATTTTTATATTCCCAATCAATTATCATTGTAAAAGTTTTTTCTTTATATAAGAAAAAATCACGATTAAGTTTAAATAATAAATGACTGATAAATTTAATTACCAGTCATTTAATTGTTAATGAAATTTTTATATTATGGGAAATAAGTTAATATTAATTTCTGAACTTGTTTACCACCTTGTGGCCAAGTTGTATCATAACTATCTACTTTTTGTGGAACTGCACCATCCATTTCTGATTTATTGAAATGTTTATTATATATGTGTCCAACTTTACCTTTATAGGTGTCTTCAACTAATTGTCCACAATCATCACATTTAACAGTTTTATAGTCATTGGTATAAACATTTTCTTGAACGCCTGTTGGATTATCTTCAGTTCCTCTTATAGGATTGATTGGTCTATCTACAATGTTTCTTTCTGTTGGTGATGGTTGTCTTGGTCTCGGTGGTTTCGGAAGTCTTGGTTTGGTTCTCCTTATATCATCCATATCATCAAAATCAACATCAAATTCACTTTGGACTTCATATTCTTCTTCTTCTTCTCTTTCTTCTTCGGTATATTCTTTTTGAACTTCATATTCTTCCTCTTCTTCTCTTTGAAGTTCTTGAGCTTGTTCTTCTTGTACTTCTGGCTCAGCAACTAAAACATCACCATCTTCTTCTGTCCAAAATTCACTTGGTAATCCACTATTTTCATTTATTTTACCATCGTCTTTTATTTGTTTCAAGAATTTCTTGAATGGTACTTTTTCAATTTTACCTACACCATCAATTGTTGATATATAAACATTTTCTTCATCTAATGAATTTATATAACCTTCAATTTTACCAACTTTTACAAATTTACCAATTTGTAATAAATCTATACTAAGTTGTGGTGTTAATACTTGTTTGGAATTGTTGTGGTAGAAACTTGTATTTCCTGGACCCATTCCTTTATTGTGAACACTTTCAGTTAATTCTAAATTTAGATAATTATCTAATAAAATTTCAAATTCTTCAGACATTTTATCAATACCATCTTTATGACTGTAATTATTTACAATATCTTGAATAATTAAATCGGTATTCATGAAATTCTTTTTTACAAAGTCTTCATTTTGATTAAGATAATTTTCCCACATAATTAATGCGTCTTCTTCCCAAGTCAATTCTTCTTTCATCATTGCTTTTGGTTTTAGTTTATTATCTTTTTTAATAAAACTTTCATATGTATCTATAGTTCTATCTAATGGGTTATCTATCCAGTAAGAATTTGCCATTCCAGATTCTTTCTTTTTTTGTCCTTTGGCAACGACATCACCAATATCTCCTTTTGATAATTGTCTTAGTCTTTTCATTTGTTCCAAATTATGTTTTCTTGGTAAAGCCATTTTTGTTTTTTATTTTTTTTTATATATTAAATTTTATTAGACGAAAAATTCACCTGCTTCAATCCATGTTGTCCCAGTTGTATTTACTTCAACTTTTAAATTATCATCACTTTCAAATAATCTCCATTTTCCTATATAAAGGTATCTGTTACTGGGTAAAACTAAATCATGAGTATTTATCCATTTTCCACCATAATAAATCATATAATCATATTGAGTCAAATCTGTAAATTCTACATCACCTATTCCAGTATCTATTGTATTTTCACCAAATTGTAATTTAACTGTTTTTAATCTTTCCATTGCTAATTTAGTATCAGCTTCATTTGCAAACGTTAAAACTATATCATTTTTATTTGTTATTTTTACAATAATGCAATTAGAAGATATATAAAAGTAAGATAAATCTGGTTCTATACTATATTTCAGATTTCTATTCTTATCATATATTTTCATTCTTTTATCATCAGGGGTTGGTGATGCTAAAAAATTTGTAGATTTATAATTAAAACTCATAATAATTTATTTTATGTTATTGTGTTCATTGTTTTTATATAAGTAGATGTATTTCCAACATAATCAGATAATGAATAAATT